ATGGTGCCTTCACTGTCATAGCCCAGTCCAAAATTGCGTAAAAGCAAAATCTGATCGGCCATTTGTACCTGCAACACTGTGGGCAAATCAGTGATAAATGCTGGTATCACTGTGTCTATGATAGCACCAGTGGGCACAAAATTGTTGATGGTAATTGGACCAGCACCCGATGACAAGTTGCCTGCTCCACTGTTGTATCCATCACCCACGATCTGTTGAGGAGTTGCCCATATCTGCAGCGTTTCGTCGGCTCGAGTGGGAACTCCTTGTACCAGTCGGTTGTTGCGATCAAAATAATATCCAGTAGGCGGAACAAATTTTATCAAACTTCCTACCACCACATATCTGAATATTGTTGACACTGCACTGCCAATGGGTATAGGTTGCCCAGCTGCGTTTACAAAGTAACCAGTGGTTTCATTGGCCAACGTGGTGCTTTGATTCCAGGTAGTACCTGTGGTGCTGCCTGTATTGGTAGACTCTCGTGGAAAATAAGAATAGTAGAATTGTCGCACAATGGCTGACGCCACATTTGGTTGCACTTGATTGGTAATCAAATCAGCCACATCATTTCTATTGTTGAAACTGAACAATATAGTAGGCAACACCAAACTGCGCCACATACCTCCATCACTGCTGAATGTGTTGGTTGATGAGTACTTGCCAGTGTTGTCAATCAAGTCAAGGTATCGACTGGTACCAATTGACGCACGATTCAGTGCTTTGCTTTTGATAATACTGTTGTATTGTGTGTAAGGAAATATATTGTAATCTTCGCCGTTGACCATGCGATTCTGTGTGTAGTATCTGCCGGGCGCACGTTGCTTGATTTCTCCAATGGGTTCACGTGCCTGGCTGTTTGATACAGGACGTGTGATGCCACAGGTGAATGTGATGGTCTGCAAGTTGCCGTTGCGGTCAGTGTAGCTGATGGGCAGCACAACATTTTGCATTTCTTCAGGATTGATAATGTATTGCAACCCGTTTGAGGCTCGCACATACGCACGAAATATGCCCACTGGGATCTGTGAGAACACACCATCACCAAAAATCAAAGTTATTTGGTCATTGGCTCTAGAAGTCACAGCATAAGTGGGCAACAGTTGTGTGGATCTTTCGGCTGCTGCTTGATAGATATTCTCAACGTATTGCCATTCTTGAGCAATGTTGCCAAGATTGTCCAATTGGAACAACCAACGATCTTCATTGTTCACCCCTTCAATGTTGATGTCCACAGTGCGATTGGCAATGCGTTCAGCCAAGTTGAAGTCTTGATTCTGCAACACACCTTGTTTGAACAAGAAGAAATAGCCGTTGTTGGCTGATTGAAATCCCAGTTGATCGTTTCTAAATAACACGTTGAATGCTGTGCTGGGCACAGGTGCAGGTTCGTACACATAATCTTGACCCACTGACGTAGAAGTCACTGCTTCAAATTGCATGTTGATACCATCCACTGTGGACGAATATGGAATCACTGGCAAAAATCCTGGCACCAGGTTGATGGCATATTCATCGGTGAGCACACCCAATATGCTTTGTCGATTGCCGGGGCGACCAACTTTTTGACTGTCTACCAGGCTGGCATTGATAATGGCTGTGAACTGTTCTTGCCAATCAGGGTTGGTAGGATCAGCCCAGTTCACTGTGACATTGCTCAAGTTTACGCCGTTGTAGTCCACCACGTTTTCTGTGGTGCTGATGTTGAAAACTTTGAGATATCCTTCGGCAGCAGTGTTACGTTTGGCTGAATAGCTCACAAGGTCTGCCAAGCGCACCACTGAATCTCTACGTTCAGCAGTGTCTATGTAGTTTTCACGAGTGTTTAAGTCTGTACGAAATGCAAGAGCTTGGCCCATAAACGCCATGACATCCAGCAAGGCAATGAATTCACTGGATTCAATGTAGTCATTGAATGTTTCAGGATAGTACAATCGTAGATAATCAATAAAGCTCTTGCGTAGTGTTTCAAAGTCGTAGCTTTGAAAATCCGCTTCGCGATAGGTTTGATAGATCTGTTTCCAGTCTTCTACGCCAAATACTGCGGTCTGTCTTGTGGTGGTTGCCATTGATCTCTGTGCCTCTAGAGTTATTTATTGACAAAGAAAACGGCGCAGTTATACATAGCCGGCAGTTTGTTGCTGTGCATCAAAAAAGATAGCAAGTATTTTGGCTTCGGTGGTCTGTACTATTGTGATTTCCAACTGTATCAAAATGCCATTGTTTTGTGGGAAAACCTGTATGTCATTGAGAAACAAGCGTGGATCTCCTGACGCCACACGTTGTATTTCATCCTTGATGGCCTGTTGCATTTGATCAGCTTGGTTTTCAAAAAGATATTCATACACTGTGGTTCCGTAACTGGGTCTGCCAGGCAGTTCTCCTTGGCGAATGCTGAAAGCATTCAAAAGATCACGTTGAATCAACTCAAAATCTGTGAGTGTGAATTTTTTGTTTTGATTGATAGTATTGAAGCCAATGTATGTGGTCATACTGATATTTATGGCTTAAAAAGGTGTGGCTGGCGGAGCATTGGGATTCAACAAACTGCGCAACCACGGTATGGTGGCATAGAGGATTTGATTGATGGTGGCCTGAACTTCAGCCAGCAGTTGACCAATGTCAAAAGCAAGTCCAATGTTGAGTTTGGCAGCTGCCTGCTGCTGTAGAGTTTTTAGCTGGCCTTCCAGTGCTCGACTCTGTGCCAGGAAGCCATTGGCCTTGCCAAGATTGGCTTGTGCATTTTCTGCTGTTGAGGTGCTTCTAATTTTTGCAGCAAGAATATTGTCATTGATATCTGACCATTGTTTGCGTAGATCTTTGTACTGGCCATCCAGTGCTTCGTCACGTTCGCCACTGCCGTATTCAAAGGATGGGATTTTGTCATTGCCAAACAGTCTGGTGACTGCGGCATCCAGTGTGGCACGGTCCACTGTGTTTTCTGACGGCACAGCAAATTCTTCTTGTTTCAGTGCATCATTGAGTTTTTCTTGAGCTACTCCCACAGCAAACGCTGCATCTTTGGCCAAGGTGTCATACTCAGCCTTGGCCTCTGCAGAAAGAGCTTGTCCCTTGGCCCATTCCAGTGTGGTCTCCACTGATTTGGCTGCATTCAGTGCCACCCCGGCCAAGGCTTTGCTGTCCAGTTTGTCTATGGGAAGACCCAGTTGCTTTACTGCTGTCAATCCTGAATTCATCAAGTTCTGTTGTGTCAAATTTTGGGCTGCTGGGTTGGACAAAAAGCTATCCAGATCTTTGATGCCGCCTGCGCCGGTCCACACTGTGGGACTTTGCAGTATTGATGACAGCTCATTGGCACCCTGAGATAAAAATGCACTGGCAGTGCCTGGTTTGAGCAAGCCAGCTGTTTCCAACTGTGAGGCATCAAATCCAAACTGCCCCACACCCAAGGCATTGCTGATTTCAGTGGGTGCTTGTCCTATCAAAGCTGCTGCCTGACTCAATCCTGCTCGCACATCCACACTGCTGAGTCCTTGAATTGGCACCAACGCTTGTGCCTGTTTGGCAAACTCTGGCACACTCATTCCGTTGGTCACTGGAGTTGAAGACAGTGACTTGGTAATATTGGACAACACTTGTTTGCCTTGATCTATTGCACTGGTCAAGCCAGCTTTGGCGTCTGGCGACGTCAACGCACCTTGCACACTGCCTGGTATTCCGCTGAGAGCCTGTGTGAATTGTGCTGTGGCACCGGGCACTGAAGCAGCAGCTTGACTGGCAGCATCAATTATGTCTCCTGGTTTGAGTCCAACCAATGCACCAGTCTTGGCCTGTTGATCAAATATCTGTCGTGCTTGAGCTTCAGTGAGTCCAGTTGGTACATCAACCTGAAAAGTTTTGCCCCCAAAAGTAAATGAGTACTGTTTCATTTTGCTCTAATGACCACGCCGGCTGGTACAGGCACAGCACCTGGTGGAGGTGATGGTTGTCCAGGTTCAAGATTGACTTTGATATTGACTCCTTTGTTGTGATAAGGATAAGGTTCGTGTGTGGGTGCTCGGTTCACAATGCTTTCAAGATTACCTGTGGCCACTGTCCAACCTTGAGCAGTGCTGAATGAGGTGTCATCCAGTTTGCGTGTGATGATGACAGCAGGCTTGGTCACTGCAGGTGCTGCTGGCCCATTGAGATCAATGCCGCCTGCGGTAAACAACAGTGATTCGCCACCATTCCATGTGCCAGTGGCACTTTGCAAGGCCAGGCTGCCGTCAGCTTTGACGCCAATGGTGTCCTTGCTGTAGACTTTGAAATTTTTCTGTGCTGATATTGAAAGATCAGTCACACTTTCAATTGTGGTGGCCAAGGTACTTTTGACCTGTATGTTACCACCAGCAAACATGTTGATGTCACGATCAGCATGAAAATTTATATCGCCCTGTGTGCGCATGTTGATGGAGTTGGTGCTGAACACATCCACAGTGCCTTCTTGTCCAAACTCCAACCATGTCTGCCCATTGGCATGTGTGATATAGAAAAAGTTGCCTGAGTCATTCATGGTGATCTGATGACCTTTGGGTGTGCGCAGTCTAAACAAAGCATTTTCGCCGTTCAGATCACCGTCATCCATCACAAGAGTGTGTCCGCCCATGCGTCCTATGACCTGAGCATCTGCTGGTTGGATCTCTCCACTGGCTATTTTTTGTGCTATGTCGTTGGGTTTAAGGCCACCTTGATACACAGGGATGCCCGGAGTAGATACTCCAAACACTCTGCTGGGACTTTCTCGTTGACTGCTGCTTCTTATGGGCCCGCGTTCGCGATCATTGTTGAGTCCTTGCTGAAACATAGCACCAGCTACCACTGCATGTACAGGTTTGCGCTTATCGAAAAATCTTGCATCGTTAATCACTTCAGGGTTACTGGTATTGATTTCTGTCACAGGCAACAAAGCTGAGTCTACATAGTAAGTTTCTTGATTTTTATTGTCTGTGCGATATTTTGCACTGCCACCTATGGCTGGTATCATATGACCGGTGCCTTGGTCTGGCACAGCACCAATATAATAACCCAGATCTCTATCACCGTTTACAAACACCACTACCACAGTGATACCAATGTCAGGTGGTGTCATCCACATGCCATACGAGCTTTGATTGGTAAGGTAGCTGCCCACTGTGTTGTCTGGTGCCTGCCCTGGGGGAGTTGCTCCATAAAATCCAGGCAAGTATCCCACGGTGGTCCAGAATCGATTGTTGTTTTCATCAGCACCACGGTTGAAATTTTCAATGAACACCTGCAAACGCCCAGATCTAGTGGGGTCCACATTGTTTTTTACTATGGCAGTGAAAGGACCAAACTCTGTGGCCACACCACCACGATCTTGTTTGAAATTTACCGGTCTTCCTCTACTGCGTTGTATTTCTTCTGCCATGTCAGTCCTTAAGCATCTTTAGATATCAATTGTGTTCGTCCGTACACTGCTGTGGTCAGGGGATTGTCGTTGATTTTTTTCACTGCGGTTCGCAGCACGTCTGGCAAGCCTGCGTCAGCCAGACTGGGCAATGGTGCTGGACCCACACCAGATCCTGTGGGCGCACGTGGGTAACTAGCCGGTGTTACATTGTTGACTGCGGCAAATGGTGCAATGGCGTTGTTGATGGCCTGTGTTGTTGCTGTGTTCAAACTGCTGGGTATTATGGCTCCTAAACCTTGTAATTGTTTTTGTGCGCTGGCCAAGAATCCGTTGGGTCCACCAGCAGTGGCTGAGATGGGGTTGGGTCCGGCACCATCTGTACTGGTTCTCACGCCAGACACTGCGGCATTTTCTCGTTCTGCTGTGCCGTTGCTGGACACTGCGGTGCTGGCTGTGCCAGCTGCCGCGGCTGCTTTGTCTGTGGATTTGCCAACGGTGGCTCCACCATTCACAGTGTTGAGTCCATCAGGTTTTGGATAATTGAACAAAACGCCATTGATCACTTGTTCAAATTTACCCCCACGGAATTCACTCATGACCTTGGTGGCCACATACACATTGCTTTGCTGCGGTTGTCGGCTGGCATTGCCTGGTCTGGCATAAGGGTCAGCCAGTCCAGTGGTGAGATCATAGTCTTCAGGACGTTGCCAACTCACTTCAAACATGACCTGTGCAGCATCATAATTTATAGTGCCGTCTGGCAGGAAAGGCAGTATGCTAAAGTCCTTGCCATTGGTCAATCGGCCAGTGAGACTGCCTTGCTGTATCCAACCTGGATCACCAATAATACGCAGGTCAGTGCCGCCCGGACTGTCTTCTGCATATAGGTATTCAGATGCATTAGCACCCACTTCATTGGCATTGTTGGCTGCACCTTTGTTGCTTTCTGTGCTGGTTGGAAAATAATTGATTTTTACAAGTTCGCGCATGTTGGCAGTCTGAGATCGTCGGAGCTTGGTCACGTTGGCTTCTTCGCTAGGTCCGCCAGACACAGTGATAGTGTACAAGTTGCTGAACCTGGCTGTGTAGTCCAACACTGCGGTGTTTTGGCCAGTGAACCAGTAAGGATAACTTTTATGCACCCCGCGAAATGGAGTCAATGGAAAGTATCTGCTGTCAAATCTTCGTAGTGTGTAGGCACTGATTTCAAATCGCAGTTTGTAAGCATAGTCATTGCGAGCAGGATCGTTGGCAATGGGAATGGCCACAAAATTGATCTTGAACCATTTCATGGGCTTGCTATCGCTTATGTTGTTGGCTACCGAAGCGTTTACTTGTTCTTTGCCTTGAGCATTGAGCACTGTGAGACTTTGATTGTAGATATAACTGCTGTTGCGTATGGCCAGGTCAATCACCTGCACAATCTGCATGCCTGCAGTGATACTCCAATTTTTGTACTTGGTTTGCATGGCCGTGGCATTGGGGTTCAACGCAGTGTTGGCATTCTCAGACACAGACGTGGCCATGGGACTGGTAGCCTGATTCACAATGGATCCGGGCAAAATCAATGTGGCATTTTCTATTTCATCTGATCCTGGTCCCACAAAAACAATTTCATACTGATCTGCTATAGTGTAGATCTGGGGCACTGGTTCTTGAGCAGTTTCATTCATGGCAGTGGCCAGGCCTTGCTTGAGAGTGATCTTGCTGGCTGGCGCATTGTTGGCCTTGGACGGACTTTTTGCTGGCTGAGTATTGGTGGTATTGGTTGTGTTGGCACCGGGCGCACTGGCTGCAGAGTCAGTGACATCTGCCCCTCCACCTCGCAGCAGTTGCCCCACTGTGCCAGCGGTGAGTTGTATGTCTCTGGGTATGGTACTTCTGCGAGTTCCACCAGCAATGATCTGTCCCACTGGAGAGCAGTCAAAATCATATGATACCAGTTTGGTGCCCACACTGAAGTCAATCTTGTTGATGACGAATGGTATGAGCTTTTGCAAGGCTGCATTGGGATTGATCAGCTTGGTCTTGGCATCTTCTGTTATGGTGCTGTTTTTGATCAGGTTGCCTGCGATGTCATACCCAAACCAGCTGATCACCAGCAGGTACTGTGCAGCAGCATAATTAACCACAGTTTTGTTGTCTGATCCTAATTGGTTGGCATCTTGCACTGCCAAGTACAGTCGATCCAACAAGCTGATATTGCCTGGTTCAATCACTGTGAATTTCAAAGTTGTACCACTGTGAGCAGCACCTGTGCCACCACCTGGCAACGTGGTTTCCAGTGTGAGTGAGTCAATGTAAAAGTCTTCTGTAAAAAATGCATTTCTGTCACCCGATAGTCCGCTTACATCCACTTTGAAACTTCCGTCAGCATTGATGCTGCTGCCACCCCTACCACCTATCTTGGCACCTTGGGCCCCTGCACCAGCAGTTTGAAACAACAGATACTCGCCTGGAATGGTTGATTCCTGTCCAGTAACCAGTTGTTTGTATAGTTCTGGTGACAAAAGATACACGCTGGCCGACCATGTGGTGCTGGCAAATGAATCCAGCACATTGGGCTGTGGTTTTACGAAACCATTGGAAGGATCAGCAGTGTTGGCATTGACTTGATTGGCGGTAGTTTGTGTTGTGGCATCAGCAGGCACTAGATTTGGATTGCTATTGGCAACGTTGATCGACAAGCCTGTGTTGGGATTTTGTGCGCCGGGCAAAACTGGAGGTGCTGTTGCCATGTGTTAGAATCCCAGGGCTGATTTCAAGGTGTTGATCTTGGGCAAGTAGATCAAAGTTCCTTGCACAAAATCCAGTGGAGGTTTTGTGAGTGTGTTGGGATTGCGCTGATAAAACACCCACCACAAGGCGCCATTGCCATAAAGGTCATTGGCCAGCAGGTCTGGTCTGTATTGATAGGTTAAGTTGATTTCAAACGGCAGGTCATCAGTTTCTTTGGGTACGGGTCTGTTGACCATGACGTCAAGGAAAAATTGACTTACTCCAGTCAAGTAGTACGGGCTAGTGGGATCATAATTGGCCATTACCAGAATCCTTTTCTCAACAGTGTGCCTTTGCTGAATTCTTGCACACTAAACCCTTGACTGATTTGTTTTCGAGTTTGTATGGGTAACAGTGTGATGGTGATGTCTATGCTGGTGGGCACATAGGTACTGTTTTGAGTGTTGTTCACACTTTGAGCAGTGACCAGACCCTGTTCTGGCTGCGGACGCACAGCTCCTTTGGGCAAGGCTGCATTTTTCAATCTTTGAATCACGCTTTGAATTTCACTAAATGGACCACTGATGGGTTTGGTTTCACGAGAACTCAAATTCACATTGTAGTTGTTGGGCTTGGTTCTGATGTAGTCCACATCAGCAGGCAAGCTGTAGTTGAAACTGTTGACCACACAAGGATGATTGTTGAACTGATACTCGCCCAGTCCAGACAAAAATACCAACGGTGGAGGAGCTCCTCGTTGCCAGTCTTGCCCATAAAACATCTTGGTCACTGATCTAAAAAAGTGTATCACTGCCAACATGTAGTTGGCTTCAAACGTGTCTTGTGCTGTGAATTTGCCAGTGATGCTGACTGCGTCCACTGCACTGTTGCGATAAAAATAACCTTTGTAGTTGCTGTGTACCAGATCAGTCTGATCGTAGTTGGCTGTGTAAGTGGTACCGATGGAGGGCATGTATGGGAATACCACTCCGTCACTGGCGGCCAATGGAGCCAACAATTTGTTGTCAGCGTCTTTGTACAAATAAGTGGCACCCGGAGCCAGGCGCAGACGCACACGCCAGTCACCATTGGCCGGAGTTTGAAATTCAGCCTGTATGGCTGCTTGTTGTTGTGCTCGTTGCTTGGCTGCTTGTTCAGCGGCCGCGGCCGCTATTGCTTCTCGTTCTGCTCGTTGTGCTGCTGTTTCGGTCACTGGCGGCGCAGCTACCGCAGGGGCTTCTACTGCTGCCGGTGCTCTTGTTCCCAAAGCGCCTTGATTGAAGGCACTTTCAGCTCCTGCTGTTCCTGGAGTTGCTGCTGACACTGTCTCAGGTTCTTTTACACCAATGGCGCCTAACACACTGGCATTGGTGTTGGCATTGAAATCTGCTGCGGCTGCGGCAGGATCTGCTTCGGTGGGAGTGACTTGTGCCTGGGCAATAGATTCCGCTGGTGTCAGCAGGCCGGGCACTGATTCGGCCGGAACTGGCTCAGGTTGTCCAGTAGTAATATCAACATTGACCACTGGAGGTAATGAAGTACCGTCGCCAGGATCAAGCGGAGATAATGGCGCATTGTTTATTTGATTTAAATTAAGTCCAGCAACTTGATCTTCTTGTTGTCGGGCTATGGCCGGATCAGCACTGTCAGGTGCTTCTACATTGTTATTATTTGATGATGTGCCAAATGTGGTAGTGTTGACAGTAGTAGTTGTGTTTGGTACAACTGTTGTTGTGGGGTTGCCAGGAGTTTGTGCATCAAACTGTTCGGCCTTTAACGCAGACTTTTCTTGAGACAACTCTCGAAATTTTGTTTGCCGAGCCGCAGTGTCTTCTTGTGACAGTGGAGGCAACCCTTGTTTGCTTCTAGCAAAGTTGCTGGGGTTGTCTTTTACAAACTGATCAATTTCAGCCTGCTTGGCATCAATGCTGGGTTGCAATGCACGACTGGCAGCGTTGGCTTTTGGCACGCCTGATATTGTAGTGGTTGATCCACCGCCACTGATTGTCTCAGTGCTGGTGGTAACATAGTTTGTTGGAGTTCTAGTGCTGGGTTGACTGTCAGCTTTTACAGCATAATCAACTTTTTCAAAGGCCGGTGTAGACGCCTGACTAACCGTGCCCGAGCCAAAAATCACAGGACCCACGGTGCCTCGATTTGGATCTCCAGGTATGTCATTGACCACATAGTTGTAAGCATCAGTGTCAACAATTCCGGCCTGGAAAGCGGCGTCATCATCACTGAGTCCTCCCTGACGAAGTCTATTGTACGTTGCTGCTTTTTTGGGATCGTAGCCGGCCATGTTTGTGTTCCTATGTGTTATTTAACCAATTTTTTAACCACGCAGTTAAAGAACTGGTTGACAAGTGTTGTAGATATGCTACAATAAGTATATACTTGGAGACTTATCAATGACCCTAATTGCAAAGGCTGCGCCGCGTGTTAACTATCTCAACAACAGAGATATTCTTAAAGAAATACACCTAAGCAAAAACACCTACTGTGCTTTTCGTGACAGAACAACTGATCATCAGTTTGACATGATCCTGCCCAGTGTAAGCAAAATCAATCAAAAGACTGTGGCCGAAGCACGCCGCAATCGTGCTGATCGCCACAAACGTGAAACTGGCGAAGTGATTGATCCCAAAAAAATACCCAATACGGAGGTGGTTTTCCGTATTATGACTTGGGAACACATACCCATGGCGCCCAAGAAAGTGCCCAAAACTGCTGCCAAAAAGAAGAAAATTGAAGACATCTTGGACTTGGATGATGTAGTGGAAGACCCACTAGCGGACTTGATTGAGGACGTTGTGTTGGATCCCACACACATGCGAGTGAACTTTCCCCCGTTCTGGCATTACCGACTGGACGAGGACAAGAACCCTGTGCTGGTGGGCAAAAGCCACTGGCGGGGCGATTTGGACTCAGGCGAGTTTTGCAAGGATCATGGCAACATGACACGCAAACTGGCCACTATGTTTATGAAACTGTGCGAACGTTATGCCACAAGATCAAACTGGAGAGGATACACTTACAATGAAGAAATGCGCGGACAAGCCCTGTTACAACTCAGCCAAATCGGACTGCAATTCGACGAATCAAAATCGCAGAACCCTTTTGCGTATTATACTGCCGCTATCACTAATAGCTTTACTCGCATTCTGAACATTGAAAAGAAAAATCAAAACATCCGTGATGACATTCTTGAAATGAACGGGCTCAACCCGTCATGGACACGCCAGAACTCTGGCAAAGCTGGCATGGCAGCCATGTCCGGACCGGTTGTGACTACCTACGAAGAGTAGTATACTAGGTAGATGACAAATCTATTCAAGAAGGCCGCGGTCTTCACAGACATACATTTTGGGCTCAAGAGCAACAGTCAAACACACAACGATGACTGCTTGGACTTTGTAAAATGGGCCACTGCTACTGCACAGGAACAAGGTTGTGAAACTTGCATGTTCCTTGGCGACTGGCACAACAACAGGGCCAGCTTAAATATTGTTACCCTGAGTTACAGTCTCCGGGCCCTGGAGCACATGAATGACAACTTTGATCGGGTATATTTTATTCCTGGCAATCACGATCTTTATTATCGAGACAAGCGCGATATTCAAAGTGTGGAGTGGGCCAAACATTTGCCGAAAGTTCAAATTTGTAATGATTGGTTCAGTGACGGTGACGTTGTTATTGCTCCTTGGCTATGCGGCGATGACCACAAACGCATACCCAAACTAAAGGGCCGTTACATGTTTGGGCATTTTGAACTGCCCGGCTACTACATGAATGCCATGGTACAAATGCCGGATCATGGTACTATCCAACGTGGCGACTTTGGCGGATTTGATCATGTGTTCACTGGACACTTCCACAAACGTCAAACAGCCAACAACATCACCTACATTGGCAACTGCTTCCCACACAACTATGCTGATGCAGGAGATGATGAACGTGGCATGATGATCCTGGAATGGGGCAAAGAGCCTGAGTATCATGCCTGGCCCGATCAACCCAGATACCGAGTACACGGCTTGGCCAACTTGATTGACAATGCAGCCACTTTGCTTGCGCCCAAGATGCATGTGCGTGTGAACTTGGACATTGAGATCAGTTATGAAGAAGCCAACTTTATCAAAGAAACGTTTATTCGAGATTATAGTCTGCGTGAAATGGCCTTGATACCAAACAAGACTTCGGGTGTGGACGTGGACCTCGCGCCAGGTGATGTTAAGTTTGAGAGTGTAGATCAGATTGTCACAGACCAGCTGACCAACATTGAATCAGAGTTTTACGATAACAAACTGCTGTTGCAAATATATCAAAACTTATGATCTATTGTGTCTGGTATCCATCGGGCGGGTTTGGACATTTTATTAATGCCATACTAACTTTGCGCGGCCAAGGATTTGTCAGACCTAAAAAAAATTTAGAATTTTCCAGTAACGGCAACAGCCACAATCTTGACTTGGTAATTCCTAAATATGCAAAAGATTGTTGGCCTGGAGGAATTGAATTTTTAAACGATAAAAATTATTGTGTGTTGATAGATAATGGAATCGACAACGAGTCAGATAAATTTAAGTCTACATTCCCTAACTCAAAGATTATTAAAATTTGTTATACAGATTATACCTGGCCTGTTGTTGCTCGAACTATGATTGAAAAAGCCATGAACAGTAGTATTGAAGAACAATTACCTGTTAACAATTGGTCTACTGATGCTCCATGGGCACAACGAGAAAAATATTTTTTATTTTTGCGTGATCACAATTTCAGACATGCATGGCGATCTGTAGACGAGAATGATATAGATATAGATGATTTATATGATGATTATGAAGTATTTGTTAACATATTAAACTCTATTACAAAAATAGAGTGGTGCGAGGATCTATGGAATGAATGGCGTATTGCCAACGCCAAATACACTGATCCTGTGGTAAACGCAAGAAAAATTATAGATTATGTAAGCGTTGGATGGTCATACGATTTATCTGACACCACAGATATATGGACGCAGTCCGTGGTGTATTATTACATTTGGTTGCGATTTGGAATTGAAGTTCCACATAACGATTTTGCTAACTTTTTTTCCAACACTGAAGAAATTATTAAATTAATCAAATGAATTTATTGACACTATCCGATGGGTATGGCGACAGTATGGCAGTCCCTAATTGGTACCCAAAGTATTGGAAATGGCCAAAAATTATACAACTGATGACCAAGGGAGTGGATCTCAATGACCGCAGCAGGTATGGTGCCGGGAACGAGTTTATTGTCAACGAACTAAAACAACACATCAATACTGCCAATGTAGTAATAATTCAATGGGCACAACCTAATAGACTAGATCTAGTGCTTGCCCATACAAATCTTACATTTTGGCAGAATGTTATTGATAGTGATCCAGTTTACAGCAATAATGTATTAGACAGTGGTAGTGATAAATTTTGGATCAGTAGTGCCTCCAAGACAGATGCAGTCGTAAAATACCATCAACAATATATCACTATCAGACAACATCAATTGAGGTCGCAAATATATATTGAGTATGCTAAACTGTTACTTGAACAACATAAAATTGATTATCGTTTTATGCTAGTTGATAACAGTGAATACCTTGGAGTAGATGCTAATTGGATTTGCCACGGGCCGTTTAAAGGCATGAGTGATTTTAAATCAAAGAGCAAATATTGTGATTTAGATTTAGGTATAGTACAACCTGTTCCATTGGTGGCGTTTGATTTTATTAAACAATACATCATGCCCAATATTAATTTACCATGGCGCAACACTAGAGACATCAATGCAGTGGAAAATATGTTGTATCAACATTATCAAGAAGCAATAAAGAACCGCAATGATTCAAATTAAAAATCTCACTGTTAAGAACTTTATGAGTGTGGGCAATGCCACACAAGGCATTGACTTTGACCGTCAAGACCTTACCCTGGTACTAGGCGAAAACTTGGACTTGGGCGGAGACGGCAGCCGCAACGGCACAGGCAAAACCACAATCATCAATGCACTAAGTTATGCCATGTACGGGCAAGCACTCAGCAACATTCGCAAGGACAATCTAGTAAACAAAACCAATGGCAAAGGCATGTTGGTCAGTCTTGACTTTGCTGTGAATGGTAAAACATACAAGATTGAACGTGGGCGCAAACCCAATGTGTTGCGCTTCTATGTAGACAGCGAAGAACAAACTGCCACAGACGATGCACAAGGTGATAGTCGTGAAACACAAGATGCCATTGAACATGTGTTTGGCATGAGTCATGACATGTTCAAACACATCTTGGCACTAAACACTTACACAGAACCTTTCTTGAGTTTGAAAGCCAACGAACAACGAACCATTATTGAGCAGTTGTTGGGCATCACAGTATTGAGTGAACGTGCTGAACGCATCAAGGAACTCAACAAAGCCACAAAAGATTCTATCACCTCAGAAGAGTTTAGAGTACGTGCTGTACAAGAGGCCAACAAACGCATCGAAGAACAAATTGAAAGCCTACGTAGACGTCAAGGCTTGTGGAAAAAGAAATACGACAGTGACTTGGCTTACCTTGTGGGTCAATATGACGACTTGTCTCAAGTCAATATTGAAGCAGAGTTACTGGCACACAAAGATCTTGCCTTGTGGAACGAGCGCAAAAAGCAAGCAGATGCACATGATCGATTGCTGGCATATCAAACTGCATGGCGTCAGACTCAGACCAAAGAAATTGCTGCCTTGCAAGACAGCTACAACAAACTCAGTCATATTGACATTGTGGCAGAACTACAAGCACACCAAGACTTGGCTGCGTATAATCAAAAGGTCAAGGATATTGCTGAACTTGAAAAACTCATTGCACGATGTGTAGCGGATGAGAAAAAAGAACAAAAGACCGTTGAAAAATTCAAAGCAGAGATTGCTGAACTAGAAGCACACAAGTGCTATGCTTGTGGTCAAGAGTTTCACGACGGTGCCCACGAAACTGTGCTGGAAACCAAACGCCAAGCACTGCAGGAGTCTGCACTACAAGCACTGGCCACCAATGGTCAGTGGATGGAGAATACCGATGCACTCCGAACACTAGGTGAACTGGGTGCCAAGCCCACAACATATTATAAAACTGAAGCTGAAGCTATTCGCCACAACAGTGAAATAGAAAACATACAACAAAAGATTACAGACAAATCTGCAGAAGCAGATCCTTATGTTAAACAACTCGCTGGCTATGTGCCTGTGGATCTGGGCGCACAGCCTGTCACACACTACGACACAGAAGCACAGGCCATCAAACACTCTACCCAGGTAAATAATTTACTGCAACAGATCACCAGCAAACACGCCGAAACTGATCCCTACAGTGAACAGATTGAGGACATGCAACAACAGGCTCTACAAGTTGTTGACTACAACAAAATCAATGAACTGACCAAAGTACAGGACCATCAAGAGTTCTTGCTGAAACTGCTGACCAGCAAAGACAGTTTTGTACGTAAAAAGATCATTGATCAAAACTTGAGTTATTTGAATGCACGACTCACACACTATTTGGATCGTATTGGATTGCCGCACACTGTGAAGTTCCAAAACGATTTGAGTGTGAGCATTGAAGAACTAGGCCGTGAACTGGACTTTGATAACTTGAGTCGTGGTGAACGCAATCGGTTGATACTCAGTATGAGTTGGGCATTCCGTGATGTGTGGGAAAGTTTGTATCACCCCATCAACATCTTGTTCATTGACGAGATGATTGACTCTGGACTAGACACCCAAGGGGTAGAAGCCAGTTTGGCGCTGTTGAAGAAGATGACTCGTGAACGCCACAAGAGTATATGGCTTGTAAGCCATAGAGATGAACTTGCAGGACGAGTGGAAAATATTTTAAAAGTTGTCAAAGAAAACGGTTTTACCAGTTATAACACGGATGTAGACATTTCTTAATTAATATGATTCATGCAATAATTTTAACAGTACCAAGAAAAGCTGCGGTTCGTCCTGCGGCTGCTCCTGCTATTATTAAACAAATATTCAACAAGCATGGCGTATCCAGCAAATGTCTAGATATAAATTTAGATTATTTCACAAGATTTCAACAACAGTGTGATCCTGTGTTATGGAATGAAATTGATGAGCACTTGTTTATCAAAAACAAACAACTCAGTGTAAGTGCTCAAATAGAATTTGATCAGCTTATTCAACACTGGATTGAATTAATTTCTGCATATCAACCCAAACAATTGTTGATCAGTGTGTTCAGTTGGCAAGCACAACGATTCACTGAAAAATTCTTAGAAAAATTTAGAACACAGTATATTTGTGAAGTTATCATAGGCGGCCAAGGACTCATACGTGAGGAAAATGGAAGTTTTGCAGATCGTCCAACTTTTGCACATTATCTCAAGCAACTTGGCTTGATTGATCATTGGATACGCGGTGAGGCCGAAACTACTATACCAGCAATCATACAAGGCAACTACAATGTGGCCGGAATAGATACTGATTTTTTTGCCGAACGTAGCAACATTGCCGACCAGCCTGTGATGGATTTTAGCGATTTCAACATACAGTCATATAAAAATGGCAGTAAACATGGTGTGCTACCAATAGAAAGTTCTAGAGGTTGTATTAGAAAATGTGTGTTTTGTGATATTCCTACTATACATGGCGGATTCCGAGTCAAATCAGGATCACAACTGGCCAATGAAATGATTCACTACTATGAACAATACGGGGTGAGAGATTTCTTTTTTCACGATGCATTGTGCAATGGTAGCATGAAAGATTTTCGACAGTTCAATCGAACATTGATAGACTATTATGAATCTCACAATCTTCCTGACAGGCATTTTGCCTACAGCAGTCATGCTATTGTGCGTAGACCCGGTGCTATGAAACCTATAGATTTTGAACACATGGCACGAGCAGGTGCAGAGACCATGGTATTGGGTATCGAGAGTGGCAGTGATCGAGTGCTGGCTGACATGCGCAAAGATTTTACCATAGCCGATCTTGACTACAACATGGCACAGTACAGCAAAAACAAAATGCAGGTTTATTTTTTAATGATCACTGGGTTTCCTACAGAGACCGAAGAGGACCATCAGGCATCGTTGGACCTGCTGACCAAGTATCAACGATTTGTAGCAGATGGTACCATCATTGGTGTCAACTTAGGTACCACACTGACCATAGAGCAAGGCACACCCATGTTTGATCAGCCCAATACACTGAACATAATTGGCATCAACAATCAGCAGCCGCAAGGTGCAGATTGGATGTGTACAACCAATCCTGAATTAACATATAAAAAACGTATCATGCGCAGGATACAGGTACAAGAACATTGTGAACAGTTGGGATACACATTCTGGAAAGGCGATGATCAACTCAAGACGCTGATGGACAAGTATCAAGAACGCTTGGCTAGAATTCAGGAGTTGGTGCATTGAAAATTCAATTGAATTTTGCTGTAGAACGAAGACTGGGCGATCCTTTGATCAAGGTCACCATTGACGACTACATGTTGTTGTATGATGGCATTGCACAGGACAATTTGGAATTTGACGTGCCGCTGACTGACGGCAATCACGAATTAAAAATAACACACCATGGCAAAACTGTGCATGACCATGTGTTAAACTCAGATGGCAGTATTGCCATAGACAAACACATAGAAATAGTTGGAATACACTTAGACCATACCCCGTTGACCAATGAATTATGGTTGGGTAAGTTTTTTCCTGTGTACATGCACAAAGCCGACAACGAACCGTATTCAATATGTCCCAATTTGTATCTGGGGCACAATGGCACATGGGTGCTAGAGTTTGCAACTCCTGCATTGAAATGGTTGATTGACATCAGGCGCCCAGGTCCACAATTGGGCAATACTATTTTTAAAACCAATCATCAGGTGCTCCAAGAAATCAAAAATATATTTGAGAATTTGCCCGATGTTTGATTACAACAGTATCACTGAATATCAAATTGAGATTACAACATATTGTAATGCAGCCTGTCCTCAGTGCCCTCGCAATAACTTGGGAACAGGCATCAATCCCTACATGCCACTCACTCACTTGCCACGTGTGACAATTGATCAAGCATTCAGCACTGAATTGTGTCAACAGTTACGACAAGTGTTTTTCTGTGGCAGTTACGGTGATCCCATAATGCATCCAGATTTCTTGGACATCTTGCGTGACTTTAGGCGCAAGAGCCCTACCTTGTGGTTGTACATACACACCAATGGAGGAGTGCATGACCCTGAGTACTGGGCAGAAATAGCTGCTATCATGAACGGCTACGGTCAGATAGACTTTGGTATTGATGGGCTGGCAGACACTTTACATCTGTATAGAAAGAATGTAAAATACAGCAAAGTCATCGACAATGCGCGAGCATTTATCAATGCAGGCGGACGAGCACAATGGAACTTTATTGTTTTTAAACACAATGAATATCAAGTTGATCTAATCAAGCAGTATAGTCGAGCACTTGGCTTTCACAATGTTTTGATTAGAAAGACTGGAAGATTTTTAAATCATAACACTATGACTGAAATGAATTCGTGGCCTGTGGCTGGTGCTGATTATGTGTTGGAGCCACCCAGCAATGAAAAATATCAAAATCATAGTATGCAATACCTGCCTGAGTTAAAGAAAAAATATATCAATATCAAAGAATATTTTGACTCTACACCGATACAATGTGATGCACTGGCTGGAAAAAAAGTTGCTGTTAATGCCGAAGGCGTGGTGTTGCCTTGTAATTTTTTCAATCACAATTTGTATGATGCAAGATTTAGAGATGGCACATTGCCTGATGCAAACTCATTGAGCACAGTGAGCGGTAAAAACCAAGTGCGTGAATTTTTAGAACGTTATGGATTAAACAATCTAAACATACACAACAAGACATTGCCAGAAATATTTGCCAATGAGTTTTGGCAAGATCTAGTAGAATCATTCAACAACCACAACAGACTATTTGAATGCGCAATGACCTGTGGTGAAAAATTTACAAAAGTATGGGATCAATCACGATGAAAATGTTAATAACAGGCGGTAATCGAGGACTGGGCAAGCACCTAGTGGATGTGTTTGGTGCAGACAGCGTAAGCAGAGCCACAAACTTGGACATTACCAACGAACAAGCAGTCAAGCTGATTGCTCAACAAAGTTTGAATTATGATGTGTTTGTGAATAATGCATTTGATGGTCCTCCGCAAGAGGCCTGGGCTAACTTTGCGCAAACAAATTTGTACATGGCTGTGTACGACAAGTGGAAAGATGCCGGCAAGAGCGGACATATTTTCAACATTGGTTCAGTGGGCGAAAAACATGTTGTTGCCGCTGAACCTAGGTTTGAAACATACCGTGTGGCCAAAACAGCACTGGCACATGCCAGCCGGCAAGGCACCCAGTCATTCAAACAAAATTTAGTGCAGTTTAGAACCACGCTGATCACACCAGATCGCTTGGATACAGAATTAAGCCGTAGTCGCCCTAATTGGACAGGCAACGGCATAGTATTAACAGATATCAGCAATTTTATACGATACGCTACTGAAGTGTCCCCAAACACTGTGGTAGAAGAGGCAACTTTTTACGTGAACTTTGAACACAAGGCATAACTATAACACGAAAGGCAATTCCCGAACACACATGACATGGCTTTATCAAGACACCCCAGTTGAGACACTGCCTGAAGAATGTGTGGGATTTGTTTATCAGATCACAAATAATCTATCTGGACGCAAGTACATAGGCAAAAAATTAGCGAAATTTAGTAAAACAACGTACAAGACAGTAAAACAAAAGAACGGCATCAAAAAGCGGAAGAAGATACGCACCAAGATCGATTCAGATTGGCGTGAGTACTACGGGTCAAGCCCAGAATTAACCGCAGACGTAATCAAACTAGGCACCGAAAACTTCTCCAGAGAAATACTTTATTATTGCAAAAGCAAGTCTGAATGTAGTTACATTGAGGCAAGAGAACAGTTTGCAAGGCGAGTATTGGAATCAACAGATTAT